CCTCTAGCCGACCTATAGCTACTGTGGAGTCAATGCTTTGGAACAACCGCCGAAGCCCCTTGAAGGCGTTTAGATAGCTGGTACCTTCGAACTCTGTACTGTAGTGCGTTACACCCTTTTCCTGTAGGTAGGCAGCGTACTGCAGGGCGTTGTTCATAAAATTACGTCCTGTATCCGAGTTAAGAGCCCTACCCACCACTTTTTTCCGGTTTTCGCCTTCGCCCCGATGCGTTATAAACAACGTGTTACCAAACTGCTTTACATCCACCCCCGGCATACTCATCTCCCCGGACAGGATCGCAAGGGCAACCTGCGGAGACAGCGGGAGATCGTCTACATTGGAGACCGCTCCATTGTTAGAGAACGCGGCGCGGACGAGAATTTCAGATAGTTCTAGCTCGCGCTCTTTGCTATCTACCGGACTTGTCGTATCCATAGCTACCTCTCCACACTGAGCTGTTTGTAGTATACTCGCCTAGTAGCACCTAAACAAGCCAACCTACGTGTTGCTGACGAAGGATACGGACACTACAGCAGCGGGAATCCCCGGATGCGGCGTGGAAGCAGTCTCTGTGTGCAGGTTAAGTTGTGTGTCGCTAGTTGCCCAGTACACCTCGACATATTGATTTGCGGTTAGATTAAGTGAAAGATTCCAATGAGCGGTCGCGTTAGTGCTCCCCGCTACTGTGTTTTTCTGCCCACTGTATACTTGGTTAGAGCCATTTATTATAGCCCAAACCCAAACTGTGGCCGCAGAGGAGTTATTCTGTTCCAATTGCAGGGTTACTTGGAAATTATAGACCCCGTCCGCGTCCACGGTCACGCGGGTATCGTCATTACCACCAATAGTAACGCCACTCGACACAGACGTAACTTCAAATTCTACCGGGTACCCGGTGTTAGCGGATGAGGCAGTCTGGTCCGTGGTGCTGTAGAACACCCCCCTGGGCGCGTATAGATATTTACCCCCGTTGTTCGTACCTAGCAGGTCGATAAGTGTTGTAGTAAGGCGGTTAAAGAACAACCTTGTTACGTTATTAGACCGGTCAAAAGCTACGCGGGTGTAGGTTTCGGGGGGTATTGGTAGCGCGGGAGCTCTAGGAGTATCTAAGCTATTTGCCATTACCGCCTACCATCGGGACGCGTGTCTAGTCGGGGTTGGCCGAGCTGCCATTGCACCCCTACAGCGGAAGAAGAAACCTTAACGGCTAGCTGTCGGGCACGGACACGTATATTCAGCTGCTGTGTAAACTCCTCAACAGGCAATGTAGCTGTCCGAGTGATGTCAGCGTAGCTTACTCCCCCCTCCGACGCAGGGCTGTTGTACCCTGATCCTGGGTTGTTGAGTGGGTATAACGTCATGGTAGCCGTAGGAGACGTCGCTGTAGACCCGTCGAAGGTTATATCCGGCAGAATACGCCACGCGAATCCGAACCTATCCCCGTCGAGTACGTCAAATTCCCCCGACGTTATGTACGCGCTGATGGCTGTGGTGGTAGCAGTCTCGTTATCATCTACACCCGCTTCGTGGTTAACGAGGTTAGAGGAAGAAGTAGCGGCCAACGGGTACTGCCTTGTCCCGGTATCCAGCCAAGCCGTACGTGACAGCGTGCCGTAGTACCAAATTTTATCTACGTAATTATACACCACGTAGCGGTCTATAGAAGACGCGCTTGCTGAGCAGTAGAACCACCAGACCTCGTTGAACGCCTCGTTACTGCCTGCGACTACTTGAAGTGCTTGTAGATAGTTAAAATCGTTAAATACGAATCGGCGTAGAGCAGAGGGCAGCGGGAGTACCCCACCATCGTAGCTGTAGAACGTATCCGTACCCATCCAGAACGCAACGCCCGCTACGTAGGCTACGGAATTAGGCGAGATTATAGATAAGTTATCACCAACAAGCTGCGAACCCCATACAGTATCACCCCCGAGGTATTGCAGAGAGTACAGCGATGAATTGGTCCATACGAGCACCTCCTGTCGGGCCTGCTTAGCAGTGATGATTGCGGTCCCTCTAGTTAAGCGTAAGGACCCCGCTTGGGTAGTTGCGGTAGCTGTCCAATTAACGGCGTCCTCTTGGTCGGACCACCTAATCAACATAGCATCTTGGACCGTGGAGCCTTGTTCGTTGGTGCCATACGCAAATATAAACCGCGCGAAATCTGATGCTAGTACGCCGTTCTGCACGACGGGGGTGTTAGAAGCCCCCGCCAGAGTGGATAGTTCAACGGCCCGAGGGTACACACCCGAAGATGAATCCCAGTAGTAGATTGCGCCGCCCCGAGGGGCAAAAATAAGGTCCTCACCAAAATTAGTTTGGCTCCATAGCCGCATGGGTTCTTGAGTAGTGCCCCCTGTACCCCAAACACCCGTGCTCCACGCCCCGCCGCCCCAACCTGTAAGGGGCACAGCGTTCGCATTGCCTACATGTAGCTGGTATTTGGCTGTTACGCTGCCTCCACCGTTGCCGGTGTCCGACCCATTAGCTGTAGCGGTGGCGGTGATAGTGTAGCTGTTAGCACTTACAACCGTCTGGATAACATACTCTGCATTTAACACCTCAGCAGTGATGTTACCTCCTAGAGAGGCCGCCCCACTAAACGTAACGTAGTCTCCTGAGAGAGCGGCGTGAGACGCATCAGTTATGGTGATTGTTGCCGAGCCGGACGTAGCCGCAAAGGTAGCTGCGTTGGTGGTTGTTTTCCGTAGGGGAGTTATATCGAAGTATGCCCCACCTAGCTCTATGTAGAATTTTTCGTTGGTACCTACGCCTACGTAGTTCAACCCGTTTAGCGTAACCCACGACCACAACGAACGGCACGTGCCCTCAAACGTATTAGCCGAGATACGCTGCCACCCCCCAATTTTTTCAGGGGAGCCACTACGGAAGCGTACCTTATCGCATTCATACCAAGTACCGCCGTTGGCGTACCGCGTACGTTCGCGATTTACTCCTGGCTGCAAGGCTATCTGCGTTAGGGTCATCTAGGTTGCTCCTAGGACAGCTCGAAATGGGGGCCATCAAGGAAGGGGCGACGACCTTCTGACCTGCGTAGATCAATGTAGGCGTTCATAGCATCTTCCATGGTGCCTTCGTGTAGGCGTATATCCCGAACCTGCCACGCGCCGCCCCAACGAACAGCAATCTCCGTCTCCTTAGCGGCCTGTTTCATGGCGTCTGCAAGCTCATCATACGCCGACATCTCCCAACAAACTCGTCCCGATAGGTAAGCCACGAGGTCTACAGCATTACCCGACAAGTGCTTAGAGTTCATGGTCTGACTTAAACCTCGCGCCACGAGTTCTTTCTGGCGCTCGATGGACCGCTTGCCCTCCGTAACGCCAAAGTCGATAGGGGATAACTCCAAGGCACGTTTTACGGTGTTCGCGAGCTCAGGCTTGACGCCCAAAAGCCGCTCCCTAGAACGAGACGATAGCACCCAGTTATGGCTCATCGCCCCTGCCCCCGGTATTTTTTCCAGCTTTTTCGTTTATGTTTGTTCTTAGGGAAAGAACGAACGCTATGGCCGATGCTGGTGACGTGTTTGATCTTCGGCGGAGGGGCCAAAGAACCAATTGTTGCTCTGGCAACCATTAGCTAACCACCTTTGTGTCAGTTTTCTTGACCTTGTCGAAGCTCCTCATGCCCCCAATTCCGAGCATTCCCAAGAGAAGTGGCATCATAACGCTCATATCGGCCTGTGGAATCGACACCCCAAAACCCGCAGCAATGGGGCTGACCAAAAAATTCACCGCCATGCCGGACACCGCCACATAGCCCGCCAAGGGTCGCCAAGACGCCTGGAACCAATTCCCCTTGGCATCTGCCTTCAGCACCTCAATTTGTTGGAGAAGGGCCTCTTGGCTATGTCGTTCTGACATGGTGGCCAACTCATGAGCGATCTTGGCTTTAGTGTCGGCGTCAGGGATTACTTTGTCCAACAATCCGGTAATGGGACCGATTAGTGCTGACAGCATTTTGACCTCCTATTTGTCGTCCTTGATTGTTGGATGCGATCCATTGTGCATTGCAGCAAGTTTCGATACTGAGCCATGCAAACTAGCGATCTCCGCCTGCATCGTTGCAACCTCGCGCGCCCGAACTTCCATTTTATCTGGAGCCA